ATTTGCTGTCGGTCCTTCGCTTCCACGTCGTCATATGAATTCGATGGCAAAAGAGTATGGGACCTGGGATAGAAAGATCTCTGCTGCTGCTTGTACTGCAATGCCCGATGCTCTTCGAGTTAAGATTAACCGAAATGTGAGACATATGCGCGTGGAGTTGCCTGATAGGTATTTGCGTGGATATATCACCGGTGTCAAAGGAGATTGGGGTGTAACAGCTAGTCATTACTTTGTTGGGAATGGACCTCACAAGATTCATGTTTCCTGTGATGGATTTGGAAATGAAGGATCAGACAGGAAGATTTTATATCTCCATGACACTGATATCCACAAAGTTGGTGATGATGTGGTTTTATTTCGCCTCCCAGGTTTTACCTTTGTAGACATCACTTCTCATCTTTTAGAAGGGGAGTTGTCGAAGTCTGGTGAAATTATGGTTGGCAATGAACTCCAGCATGGTGTTTTTGTCGAGTCACATGTCACAGCTGAGGACGAACGTGTAGTCATCAGGCTAACGAAGTTTTTGAAGTACCCACGTGGACAGACTCAAGCAGGTTCTTGCGGAACCCCGATCGTCTACCAACATGGCGCCGGTTCAGGATTTTGTGCTATTCATGCAGCAGGAGATGGAACGTACGGTTATGCTTCTCTCTTTGACAAGAGGAAAATTATTAATCTCGTCAGTGAGGATACAAAGATCTTGCAGGCGATGTCTGAGGTTCCTTTCTCGCGTTTTGTCAGTGATCGCCTGGATGAGGATACTGAGTTGTCGGAGGCTCACATGAAGTCTCCCTTCGTGTACAACTCATTTCCTAACATTCGGTTCCTGGGGAAGCTGCCTGGCGAAGTCAAGCTGAATCACCGTTCTTTACTGGTACCGTCGGTCTTTGCACAGTCTGATACTTTTGTAGATACACTGTATGATGCCCTGCGCGAGTATCCAAAGAACCAGTATGGAAAACCCATGATGAGACCTAGTAGTGTGAACGGTGAGTACATCAATCCGTACTCCATCAATCTTGAAAAGGCCAACAAGGAGAAGAAATATCTCGATACGTTGGTGCTTGAGAAGGTTGTTGACGAACTTACTGCTCATCTGGTTTCGAGCTTGGAAAGAGAAGGAATCACTCAGCTAAATCCCCTGGATGTGTTGACAGCAA